TGATCAGGGGAGACCTGAGAGCGCTGGCATAACACAGGTAACACAGAGTGACATCGAGAGCGCACGTACACACTTTAAACTAGCAATAGTCGAAGAGGGTGCACCAGTGATTGATGGAGAGTCTCAACCGAGGAACTTGGGTCCACTGGACAGGAAGTCACCAGCTCGATTTATCGAGCAGGGGTCGGCCATGGTTTATGGTTCACTTGATGGGTTTCGAGTGAGAGGCAAGTCAGATGTTGTTCCCACCGTAATCCGCGACGTAGTCGTGGATGAAGGGTACGAGGAAAAGTTTGACAAGCCGGCCATGTCTGGCTACGAACCATGGCGTAACGCTCTACTTGAGATGAAAGATCCTGTCGTGGATATGGACCCTGATATTCTGAGTGAGTGCAAGGAGGCATTCAAAGAGGATATTATGAGAGAGTTACCCACAGACCAGTGGAAGGAGATTCACGTGTACGATGACTACACAGCGATGAATGGTGCAGTTGGAGTCGCATACGTGGATAAGATGAATCGGAACAGCAGCGCTGGGTGCCCGTTTAAGAAATCTAAGAAGTTCTTTATTGAGCCAACTGTTGGATTGGATGGGAATCAGGATGCTGTGAAGCCGAACGAGGAGATGCAAGCGAGGATCGATCACATAATGGGTGAGTACGCTGCTGGTCGCAGGTACCAACCCGTGTTTTGTGGAAACCTCAAGGATGAAGCGCGATCACTCAAGAAGATAGCGAGTAAGCAAACTCGCGTATTCACAGGTGGTCCGATGGATTGGACATTTGTGGTGAGGAAGTATCTTTTGAGTGTGGTACGTGTGATGCAAAAGAACAAGTTTGTGTTCGAGTGTGCACCAGGAACTAACGCGATGTCTACCCAGTGGGGTGAGATTCGCGATTACTTGGTGCAGCATGGTGAGGAGCAACTTGTTGCCGGAGATTACCGTCAGTTTGACAAGCGCATGTGCTCGGATCTAATCCTTGCAGCGTTTGATATTCTACGGTGGATGTGCGAGACCGCCGGGTATCGACCAGAGGATTTGTTGGCTATTGATTGCATTGCCGCAGACACGGCTTACCCTTTGGTTGATTTCCATGGTGATTTGATCATGTTCTTTGGGTCTAACCCTTCGGGGCACCCTCTGACGGTCATTGTCAATGGTCTTGCTAATTCTCTCTATGTGCGTTACACATATCGTGTGCTGAATCCCGCTCGTGAGGTGAGGTCTTTTAGACGGAACGTTGC